ATGCGCGTAGCAATGACAAATGTTAGATTAACAGATGAATATTTCGGTTGTCCATACATACCGCGTGATAAATGTCGCAATATAAGAAAAGCAACAATTGACAACGGGCGTGTGCTAGATGCGGAATATTTAGAAATAACAATAACAGACATCGATTTAAGAATAATACTAGACGAATATAATTTTGACGATTTCGTTGCGTATGAGGTTGCACATGCTAGATACGGTAATTTGCCGCCTAAACTGATTGATGAAACAATACGATATTTTGAAGTAAAAACGTCGATGAAAAATGTTGAAGGGCAAGAGTTATTATATTTAAAAGCAAAAAATAAACTCAATTCAATATATGGTATGATGGCGCAAGACCCTGTTAAACAGTCTGTTTTGTTCGTTAATAATGAATTTATGATACAAAACGAGGATAAAGAAACTTTACTGCTATTAAATAATAAACGCGCTTTCCTAGCTTATCAATGGGGCGTTTGGGTTACAGCATGGGCGCGCTATAGGTTAGAAGATGGAATAAAACTAGCGGGTGATAATTTTGTCTATTGTGATACGGACAGTGTAAAATATTTAGGTTTTATTGATTGGGATAAATATAACAAGAAAAGAATAAAAGAAAGTAAAGAAAGCGGTGCATATGCTACAGACACGAACGGTAAAATATATTATATGGGTGTTTATGAATATGAGGGTGAATATTGCGAATTTGCAACACTAGGAGCAAAAAAATATTGTTATCGCGAAACATCCGAAAGCGAATTAAAAATTACAATAGCCGGCGTATCAAAAAAGAAGGGCGGCAAGGAACTAGAAAAGGCGGGCGGTATAACAGCTTTTAAACCGGAATTTGTATTTAAAGAAGCGGGTGGCATAGATGCTATTTATAATGATGAGCCAGAAATAACAAAGTATCAAATTGAAAATCGAACAATTGAAATAACATCAAATGTTGTTTTAAAAGATGGTGAATATACACTTGGTATTGCGGCGGAATATGAAAAACTATTGCAAATATCATCAAAGATACTTGACATTTAAAACAGCATATTATATAATATAGGTAAATTCAAATACGAAAGGAACACAGAACATGGAAATTTTACAGAAGTCTAAAGAATTGTCGGCACAGGAACTCTATCATTTAACAATGAATCCGACAACACGTAATGTTAAAGACAACGACACACAAGAAATTGAAGTGGAAGCATGGGCGATTTATAAAGACGTAAACAGCAAAGGCGAAGAACAGACAATTCTTGCAATTATGACACCGGAAAAAGAAGTTATTGCAACCAATTCAAAAACGTTTCGCGAGGACTTTTTAAAAATGCAAGAATTGTTCGAGCAAATGGGCGAACAGGTACACACAATTAAAATTGTTAGTGGACAGAGCAAAAACGAACGCACATTTTACACATGTGTATATGTGAATTAAGAGGCATGAAATGGCTATGAGAAAGAAAAGGGTTAAAGTGCTTGTACAGGAAATAGAGGTTACAGTCTATGACAGTAACAAAAAAGAGGAAAAAACCTTTACAGCAGAAAAGCCCGTATCGATGGAAAAACTACCACTTGCAAAAGGTGTCGTAGAAATTTCATCTAAAATTCTTGGTGAACGTGAAGTTGTATACTCAATGAGCGGCGAAGATTTCATAAAACATGCAACGATTGAAGAATAAACAAGAACAGCACCAAGCGCCGTTAATTCGGCGCTTTATTTATATGAGGTAATAACATGAATATATATTTAGATAGTGGATATTTAGACATGCGAAAAATACAGGCGTTAAATATACCGTTTAATTTTATTGTCGGTGGCCGTTCAATTGGTAAAACATATGGCGTTCTCGATATGGTTATAAATGATAATATAAAATTTATACTAATGCGAAGAACACAAACACAAACAGACCTCATAAACAAACCAGAATTTTCACCGTTTAAACCAATTGCAATTGACAACAACATTACAATATTATCAAAACCGATATCAAAATATAATGCTGGTATATATGTTAATGATGAAGAAATTGCGCGCGGTTTTACATGTGCATTGTCTACAATATCAAATATACGTGGTTTTGACGCAAGTGAAATAATATTGCTTATTTGGGACGAATTCATTGCGGAAAAACATGAAAGACCATTAAAACATGAAGCGGATGCGTTTTTAAACGCATATGAAACAATAAACAGAAACAGGGAATTAAAAGGTCTAAAACCATTACAAGTTATTTGTTTGGCAAATGCTAACGATTTAGCAAATCCGATTTTTATTGAATTGGGACTTGTTAAAATAACACAAAAGATGCGAAGAAAAGGACAAGAAACATATATAAATAAAGAACGCGGCATTGCAATATTTTTGCTTGACAAATCGGATATATCAAAAGCAAAAAGTAATACGGCGGTTTACCGTTTAACAAGCGGCTCAGATTTTGAAGAAATGAGCATTAAAAATAAATTTTCCGGCGATAAACCAAGTCGCATTAATTCACGCGTTTTAACAGAATATAAACCGCTTGTCGTGATAGGCGAACTGTGTATATATGAACACAAATCAAATAGAACATTGTATGCAACAACGCATGTTTTAGGTTCACCGCCGCGATATCAAATGAGTGATGCAGACCGCGCCCGTTTTATACGCGCTTACCGTTGGATATGGGACGAATATTTAGAAAATAATATAGAGTTCGAAGAATATTTATGTGAGATATTATTGACAAAAGCATATAAATAATGATATAATAATTAGAGGGCGACTTAGCGCAAGCACACGCTCGGAAGGCGGCGCAAACCCTTGTGCGGGGTCTGATAAGTCGCCCACAATATTATTACATAATTTACAATTTTTGGAGGTAACACATGGAAATAAAAGAAATCCTAGTATTGGCACAGGCTGGTTTTTCAGCGGCTCAAATAGCACAAATGAACGCCGCATGGAATAAAGAAGCACCAACACCAACACCAGCACCAGCACCAGCACCAGCACCAGCACCAGCACCAGCACCAGCACCAACGCCAGCACCAGCACCAACGCCAGCACCAGCACCAACACCAGCACCAGCACCAGCACCAGCACCACCATATAATGATATAAACGCATTAATGCAAAAAATTGCAGACCTTACAAAAACCGTACAAGCAAATGCAATTGGCGGTACACAAATGCAGTTGCCGGAAAGCGCAGACGAAATACTTGCGCAGATAATTGCGCCGCCTGTAAATAAAAAAGGAGGCTAACAATGCCGAACGATTTAACATTTAAACAGCTATCAACGATATTAAATAGCATACAGCAACAGGCGACAGGCGCAAGCGCTCTGGCCGCGACAAACACAAACGAATTTGTAACTATAGGTCAAATGGTTTTGAAAACAGGTTATGACACAACATTGAACGCAATAAGTCAAGTATTGTCAAGAACAATTTTCAGACAAAGACCATATAGCGCAAAGTTTAAAGGATTGCAGGTTTCTAATCAGAGATTCGGAAACATAACCCGTAAGCTTTCAATCGCTGATAAAGATTTTGAAGATGATAATAGGCAAAAACTTGTTGATGCCGCCGCGATAGACCAGTACATAGTTAATAAACCAAACATTTTGGAACTAAACTATTACGGTGCGAATGTGTATCAGAAAAGTTTAACTATATTTAAAGACCAGTTAGACCAAGCATTTAATAGTCCTTCAGAGTTTGGCTCATTTGTTTCAATGACAATGCAAAACGCAAGCGATTTATTGGAGCAAGCGCGTGAAAATCTTGCAAGGGCGACAATTGCAAATTTTATAGCGGGTAAAGTTGAGGGCGACACGTCCAATGTCATACATCTTCTTACAGAGTATAACACGCTTACCGGTTTAGTATTGACAAAAGCAGATGTTTTTAAACCTGAAAATTACAAAGATTTTATGCAGTGGGTAAACGCGCGAATTTCGGAACTTTCATCATTAATGACTGAACGTTCACGTAAATTTCATGTAAACATTACGGATAAACAAATTTCGAGGCATACACCAATGGAGCGGCAAAAAGTTTATATTCTTGCGCCGTATAAATACGGTACTGAAAGCCGTGTACTTGCCGACACGTTTCATCAAAACTATCTACGTTTTGCAGATGCAGAAGTTGTTAATTTTTGGCAATCAATAGAAACGCCTGATACAATCAATGTAAAATCGGTTTATCTGATTGCAGACGGTACACTAAAAACAGCAGCGGCGGCAGTAGAAACAAATGACATTTTCGGTGTTTTATTCGACGAAGAAACAATGGGCTATACGCTTGTGAATCAGTGGAGCGCACCCACACCGTTTAATGCGTCTGGCGGCTATTCAAATATTTTTTGGCATGAAACCGCTCGCTATTGGACGGACTATACTGAAAACGGAATAGTATTGCTTTTAGATTGATATAAACGACAGATAAAGGCGGGGTAGAATATACCCCGCTAGGTGGTAAAAAAATGGCTTTTTCAGTAATATTTTACAATACAGCTAAAAAAGTAAATAGTACGAAAATTCCAACAAACAGTGTTGGAACAGTAAGCGCAGAGTTAAAAGAGCAATGTAGTATTTTAAATCCTGTATTGAAAATTAAAAATATCGATTTTGGCACAACAAGCGCAAACTATTGCTTTATATCTAAATTTAACAGATACTATTCAATAACAAATATTACATGGGATAATGCGTTTTGGCTAGTTGAGTTAAAAATTGATGTTTTAGCTTCATATAAGAGTGCAATTGGCGGTCACACATTATTTGTTGAAAGAGCGTTTGCTGATGAAAATTTAGCGGTTGTTGATAATACATACCCAACATTGGCAACGGCGGCATATCAAAAGGTTGTAAAATCTACACCGTGGAGTGCCACAAGTATATCTGACGGAACAATTGTTGTTGGGGTTGTCGGTATTCAAACAACATATTATGCAATGACACCAACATTTGCGGACACGTTTTTTACTTACTTATTAGGTTCTAATTATGCAAACGATTTAGCGGGAAATTGGGCGAGCGTGTACGGCGATTTAACTTTTCAAGCTAACCCGTTACAGTTTATTAGTTCTATAATGTGGTATCCGTTTTCATCTACCATTGGAACGGCAGTTGCAAATGTGCGTGTTGGTTGGGTTGACGTGCCCGTATCATACGGGGCGCGTAAAATCGGTACACAGAGTATACACGAATTCACAACAACATTTGACAGCATACCCGAACACCCGCAAATATTAAGGGGAAATTATTTAAAAATATCACCTTATAGTTCATATGATTTATTTTTCCCGCCGTTTGGGTTTATACAGCTTGATAGTTTATTTGTAGCTAATGCAATTGGAGAAATTAACGCGGTTGCACATGTGGATATGCGCACAGGTGAAGCAACACTAACAATATCGAATTATGGTAAAAGTATGATTCATTCATGGTTAACCGCTAAAGTAGGCGTAAACTATCAAGTATCACAAGTCATAAACCAAACAAAATTGAGTTTAATGTCAAGTTTAGAACTCGCCGGAGATACAGCATTTGGCGCGGCAACTGGCGGTTTAACGGGGGCAATAGTAGGAGCGGCAAAAGGTACTCTAGGTCTTATAGGAACAGCCGCGAAAAGTAAAATACCGGTTGCGCGTAGTGTCGGAACAACTGGAAGTTTATGCACATTGCTAGGTAATCCTACATTACAATGTGAATTTAAACTGCTTGTCGATGAAGATAAAACAAATAGAGGTAGACCACTATGTGAAATGCGGCAAATTAGTACACTTAGCGGTTATATATTGGTTTCAGATGCAAATATCGAAATAGCAGCAGAACAAGCAGAACTTGAAGAAATAAAAAACTATATGGAAGGAGGTTTCTTTTATGAGTAGTTACACTGCACCGTTTTCTTATGATTTAATAAATTCTATTTATTCAACCGTTACACCGTCAACGGTACACGTACAAGATGCTTTATTAACAAGATATTTTAGAAAATACCTGCTTCAAAAAGTGCTATCTGTTTTTAAATGGGAAATGCCCGAAACTTGGAGTAAAGACTATTTCTTATATACGTTGTTTGGGTGGGGTTACTTAGCAATAGTGAATACTGATAGATACGGCGTTATTCCACAGCAATGTGGCTTGCAGGGATATGATATTTTTTATAGACCAACAAATGCGGTTATAACAAACCCGTTATTAACAGGGATTTTGACACCAAAGATTAACACACAATGCGTAGTTATGAAATTACAGCCCGATTACGGCTCAATTATGGACATGGTCAACTATTACGCTTCAATGCTATCATTATGCGGGGAAACAGCAAGCACTAATTTACTAAATAGTAAATTATCTTATGTTTTTACAGCGGACAACAAGCAAGCTTCTGAAAGTTTAAAAAAATTATATGATAAAATTGCAAGCGGTGAACCAGCAGTTGTTATGGATAAAAGCTTATATAATTCGGACGGGTCAAAAGCATGGGAAGCGTTTGAACAAAATGTTGGTCAAAACTATATTGTTGATAAAATTTTGATTGATATGAGAAAATGGGAAAACATGTTTAATACCGATATAGGTATAACAAATGCAAATACTGAAAAAAGAGAACGACTAATAGTCGATGAAGTAAAAGCGAATAATCAAGAAACAACATCAAAAGCGGCTTTATGGCTTGAACAGATGCAAGAATCATGCGAAAAAGTAAATAAAATGTTTAATATCAAACTTTCGGTTGATTGGCGAACAAAACCCGAAGCGGAAGGCGGCGAATAATGGACACATTGCTTTCAATAGTAACCCTTTATAATTGGAATAACACGTTATTTGATGACATGGAAATCCCCGTCGAAGTTGACAAAGAAATTTTAATCGACAATATTCTTTTAGAACTCGGCGAACTCGAATTGTTATATAACGATTTCGACATGATGAAATTTGCCATTGGCAGATGGAGTAAAAAAGAACTAAAAGTTTGGAATGATTTATATGAAACAACGATTCTTGAATATAACCCCATTGAAAATTATAACAGAACAGAAACACGAAACCTACAAACAACAGTTGAGGGACAAAGCGAAACAGCAGACGATGAATCAACAAGCGGAGGTGATACATTAAAAAAATACGCTAACAGTTACGACAGCGAAACGCAAGAACAAACAGAACAAGAAACAAGCGAACTTGGCAGTATTAATAATAGAACAGTAAACACTGACACACAACAAACAGGAACAGACACGGGAGAAATTAACACAAAAGGCAACATTGGCGTTACAACAACACAACAAATGATTGAACAAGAACGCAAAACGGTAAAATTTAATATATATGACTATATTATAAACAGTTTCAAAATGCGTTTTTGTATCTTGATTTACTAGGAGGCATTGAATGACTTCTTTTATGAATAAATTCCCGTGGACAAACATGCACGGGTTTAACCTCGATTGGGTCATTGAACAAGTAAAAGCCGCACTTAGCGCGGTAGATGAATACACACTGAAAGTTGAGCATATCGAAACAGAAGTTGAAGAATTGCAAAACGAGGTTACAGTAATAAATAGCACAATAGATGCTATTAATAACGAACTAACAAAAATTGCAAATGGTGATTATGTATCTCTTTATCTCGACAGTATAATAAACTGGATAGAAAACAATATCCAAGTTTTAGTATCAGACATTGTAAAATATATTACTTTTGAAATAAACGGCGAAGGATATTTTATTGCAAACATACCCGCTTCATGGGATTTTTTACAATTTGATACCATAATAGACCCCGAAAGCGCAAATTACGGGCATTTAACTTTTGAATGGTAGGAGGAAATAAAAATGGCAACAGGTAATAATGTGTATATAGGTGCGAGATATGTTCCGCTAATAGCTGGAGCATGGGACGAACTAGCGGCATATGAGCCGCTAACGGTTGTGTTATACACGGATGGCAACAGTTATACAAGTAAAACATATCCACCAATTGGAACATTGCCAACAGACACGGAATATTGGGCATTAACAGGGAACTACAATGCACAAGTAGAATCATATAGACAAACAGTAGAAGCACTGAAAAACAGTGTTGTATACACATATGAAACAATGGCAGACATGCTCGCGGCGACAGACATTCCCGAAAATGTATGCGTTAGAACTATGGGTTATTATAGCGAAAACGACGGCGGCGGCTGTTTATTTTACATAACTGGTGAATCGTTAGTTGAAAATAATTGCACCATCTACGAATTACAAAACGGCTATTTTGCAAAAATGTTAATCGAAAACAATCAAGTAAATATAAAAGCAATAGGAGCGCGCTCACAAACATTACTTGCAAAATATGACATAGCGCCATATCTTGTTTTATTCGATACACACTTAGCTATACTTGGTATACGGTTATACATACCAAGCGGCATATGGACATGTACAGGCCACACATACGAAAATACAATACACATAAAAGGCGATTATACATTTACACGCTATATCAACGGCGGCTTGTATGGAACAATAATAACAGCACACACGACAGACCAAGAATTTGTTTTAAAATTTTCAAATTCAAACGCAGGAACAGACCATGTATTAACAAACTTTACACTCGAAAATATCATACTATCAAATGCAATATATGATATATCGGGCGATAATTACACAATAACTGGACATGTTAATATTACTAACGCGGTATGTGTAATGCAAGGCGCAGAATTTGGAACAATTAAAAACATAATGTTTGCATACACAAACAACACAAATTTAAAATTAGAAAGCTGCAACGAATTATATTTTACAAACACCAACATAAGAACAAAAGAAAACCCGTCTACACCCGCCGTTATTTTCAAAGACAGCAACGTAAGAAGTGTAAACAGCTCAATACATTTTGACTTTATACAGCTAGAAGGAATGTTCGGGAGTTTATTTTATCTTGATGATTATATAACCAATTGCGATTTCGGAACAATTATGTTTGAACCCAACCAACCCGCGACAAGCTATGTAAGATATTACTGTGATGAGGCGGGCTATGACGATGCAAGCGCGGTACATGTGGGAATATTTGAATGTGCTTCTACACTGTCAATACAAGCGTGTCATATTGGTAATTTACTACTGGATGGATTTAGCGCATATTCAATAGTGTATTCTGGAACACAATATATATACGACACAATACTAAGCGGCGCACAAAGTAATAATCCGCTATTTCTAACAATAAGCGCAATTGATATGTCATTCTCAAAAAAAGACTTTTATCTATTCAAAGGCACAAGTTTTGGCGGTTCAGTTTCCAATATCGATTTTGGTATATTAAATATTACAACTGATAGTTCGATAACGGTAACACTTAAACCGATTATTGATGCTAAATATGTCCCAAAGTTTGATATTAAATACGGCGGTTTTCCCAAAAATAATGACCTCATGTATTCAAACGAGATATACAAAAACACTATTAATTCAAAAAATAGAGATTTAGCAATACTCGCCGACAATACATATAACGTCAACATATCAGATACATTATCACCACTAAAAACAGCAATTAGAGCGATTACAGCAAATAGCGGCATAGGCGTGGAAGAACAAACAATGTCGTATATGCACAACAGCAACATAGACAAAATACTATTTAGACGAACACAAGCACAAAGCGCGGCGGGAAATTTAAAATTCATACAGGGCGCAACGGTTATTGAGATAGATTGCACTGACACCGTAAATCCAATTGGAACTTGGAACTGGTTCACGGTCAATGCAAGCTCGTTATCAACACTAAGTGAAGGCGTTGTTGGAATTGCCTATAATATGGCGGGTGACAGCATCGGAGCTATAGACTGTATAAAAATAATATACGCATAGGAGGAAACAAAATGAAAATATTTAACTGGATAAGCGGGGCGGTTGCGGTAATAGGAACGTTTATTGTAAACTTATTTGGGGGCTGGAGCGATTTAATGACAACACTTTGTATATTTATGTTACTGGATTTGATAACGGGACTGATAGTAGCAATCGTATTCAAAAAATCAAACAAAACCGAACAGGGAACATTATCGAGTAGCGAAGGACTAAAAGGTATAATACGAAAAGGTATTGTATTAATAATTGTATATATTGCACACTTACTCGATACCGTTCTAAATCTCAATTACATAATGAACGGCGTAATATTTGCATATCTTGTTGTCGAACTAATATCAATAGTAGAAAATTGCGGATTAATGGGCATACCAATACCAAAAATATTAGCCGCCGCTATAGAACTATTAAAGGAAAAAGAAGGGGACAGCACGGAGGATAATAGCAATGGCTAAAGATACTAAAAAATATTTGGTTATAAATGTTGACGGCACAACACGAAAAGTTATGCGTGGATATGAACAACTATCAGACAATTTCCAAGTATCAGAATTCAAATGCAAAGATGGGTGTAATGTAATATTATACTCCAAGAAAACCCTTGAAGCACTTCAAAACCTGCGAAATGAAATAGGAGCGCTGAGATTAACGAGCGCGTTCAGAACACCATATTATAACGAACGTGTGGGTTCAACAGATACAAGCCAACATGTAAGAGGGACGGCGGTTGATATTACAACACCAGCAGGAATGACAACGGAACAATTAAAAGACGTGTTTATAAATATTAACGGCAGTAATTACGGAATAGGGCTATACGACAGCTTTTTACATATCGACACAGGCACACCAAGAATTTGGGATGAAAGGACGGCAAAATAAAATGGGCGCAATGGAGGACGGTTGGAAAAGAATACTACGTAAAATACAACAGGAACTCGACAACGCATACGCCAGTTTAAAAATTGTAAGTGAAGATTTAGGCGTGGTTGCGGTAGATACATGGACAAGCCCCGCAACAGCAGTTGCGATAGGAACATTTAAACATTTTAGCTATGTAAACAACGCTCTAACATATACAGGACAAGGGACTGTTTTGGTTGAAGTAGAAGCAACAATGGCGGTTGAAGTTGGCGGCGGTGGACTAGACGCAGTAATAGAAGTTACAGGCGGCAAGAACGACACGCCAAGTGACGATTATGCAATGCCCTCTAGTTCATCATTCGGCAGCGTAATATATGCAAGCGCAAACGCACGTTTTATAATGGAAAACGGCGATACATTAAACGCATACGTTAAACAGACAAGCGAAGCGGCAGGCGCAAACATCACAATAAACAAGGCAATATTCAATATTAAAACCATTG